ACACTTTGCAGAACCACCAGAATTAAATCATCCTTTTTATTATAGGGATTTAATAGACGATCAAAAACAACAAATCAAAAAACTATGGGGGTTAAAAACATGAAACAAAACATATATCAAAAACTACATAAGGCAGCTTGTGAAGCTGGAGGTGTAACAAAAGGAAAGAAAGTACCAGGTATGCACTTTAATCCTTTACAACATGATGAGGTGCAGAAGGTGGCAATGGAGGCATTGTTAAACAATGGACTTTATCCTGTCTGTACTTACACTAATCATATCAATGAAAACTTTGTCATGGTTACTTGTTCTATGAGAATACATGACATTGAAGAACCAGACAGCTATGTTGATATTAATGGATGTAGTGCAATGGGTCAGCTTGATAAATTCGGAACTGGTAATGGTATGAGTTATGCCAAGAAGTATGCTTTCTTAAATGCACTTAATTTAAAAACAGGTTTAGATAATGATGATGGTTATAAAGTTGATAAAGCAGAACCATTTAAAGTAAATTCTAAACCTACCAATAAAATTCCACAACAAAGAGTTAGTGGTACAGGTCATGTCGATATGAACATCGATATGAATCAAGTAAGAGATGCGATAAAATCTATAAATGATATTTACGCATTAAGGAAATTCAGAAAAGAAAATCCAGACTTATTTGATCCTAACAATAATGTCAGAGTGTACAGGCAGGTCACTGATCTATATGAAGTACGCATGACAAAACTAAACCAAGGAGTAATATAATATGAATGATAAGATATATATAAAACTTATTCATAACCAAGACAAACAACCAGGAGACAACAGACCAGTATTTGTTGCACCTATCAATCCAAAAAGTCCTCCAGGAAAAACATGGAGACTTGGAGTTAAGATTGAAGATAAATGGTACAACCAAGCAGGATTTGAAGATATGGATGACGAAGGTAATGCTACAGGAATTATCAATGTCGTCTTGACACCTTCAAATACAGGTCCATCTGCTGCTAAGCCTAGCGGACAACAGCAATCTTTTGGAAACAATAGATTTGCAAAAGGTCAAGGATCTGGATATAAACAAAGCAACTATAGATAATTGTTTATAACTCTATAGTTCAATGGTGTGTCGAGGTTTTTAAGGGTTGAATCATGCTACTATTTCCCTTTCTATTTGTAGCTCCCTCTTTGTTTTTCCTTGGCACACCTTTTAAAACAATATGAAAGTAACAGAAATTAGTAATGAGATTAAGAAAAAGATAATCCAAGATCGAGAAAAAGATTATGGAGATTATCAATACAATTTCACTATACTTGCGGAGCTATTTACATTAATATTAGCACCCAATTTAAAAAAAAAATTAAAGCCACATCAGGTCGCACAATTAATGGTAACACTTAAATTATTCAGAAGTACCAAGGGTTTTAAATCAGATAACTATCAAGACTTATCTATCTACAATGATATGGCATTTAACTTACACAAGAAAGATATAGACAAAGGGGATAAAAATGGGTAAATATTTACGAATTAAATCTGGCGAGGCAAGTTTTTTACTTGTTGAAAGATTTGAGAGTACAGAGAAAGCTGCTGATCCTAACGCACAAGGAGAACATGTAGAATGTAAAATCGAAAATATTAAATTAGATTTTACAAAAGTAAAAAAGGAGAAGGATGAAGAGCAACAGTAGATTGCGTCTTTACGATAAACTAGAGAAAGAGTTTCAACTGATCTTGAAACATAAAGATTCTGGTCAATGTTTGAAAACTCTCCATGCTTATAAAAGAATACCTAGGCATTGGAATAGAATAGTAAAGATTGAAAACGCAGAAGCTAAAAGAGCTAACGCATAGTAGTTAGTAAAATAAAAAAACAATAAAAACATAGGGGGATTTGTGACTTCAATAAATGACATCTTCAGAAGATACATATCAAAATTAGATAACAATGAATTTATTTATAGAGTTAAATCAGCTTACTATCTTTTAACAGATAAAGAAAAAAAACTTTATGAAGTAGGATTTAAAGATGGATACTTATTGGCAGAAAAAAATATTACAAAAACAATTACCAAACCACAACAACATTCAAAAAAAATTATTGGTTATCAGTTTAGCAAACCAAAAAGAGATCAGATAGATTCTTTAATAAATAGAGTTTGTATTATGTGTGAAGTAAGTAGAAACGATTTGTTAAGTAAGAATAGAACTCAAGATTTAGTTCGAGCAAGAAGTATTATTCATAATATATTAAGTGAAAAATATAGAATGAGTTTGTCTAGTATTGGAAAAATTTTTGGTCAAGATCATACCACAGTTTTACACTCAATAAATATGAAAGCAAACAAAGAAAGATATTGGAATTTGAACCAAACTATTTGGATTGAGTACGCAAGGCTAATTCAAAACGCAAACTCTAACTAAACTGTCTAAATCTTCTTACCTTTGCTGCAATTCTTTTAGGTTGTTTACTAAACTGTTTACCTTTTCTTTTAGCTTTTCTTTTTTCCCTTGTCGTTGCTGCATACTCCGCAGCAGACAAACTTCTTATTGCAGCAGAAGGCAAGTATCTTTCTCCAGTAATGCTCGATTTTTTTCCAGACTTTGTACGCCACTTTTGTCTACTCCATGCTTTCAAACTTCTTTGAGTTTTTGTTAAAGACATTATCTATAACCACCACCTGCTGCTTTATATCTTTTTGCTAAAAGTTGTGCTTTTCTTGCACTCCATTTACCAGCAGCAGTTCCTTGTACATTCGATGCTAAAATTCTTTTAAACATTCTTTTTCTCATACCAGGTTTGGTGTAGTTACCTGCTTTATTTACTGTGCTTCTTTTCTTAGCCATGTCTTTTTTGCACTGTAAACTTTGCCATCTTTACAGCTCCTTTGTGTGGTTTGTAAGCACCTTTCATAAGTTTATAACTTGAACCTTTTTTCATCCAATGAAAACCTTTAGGTGCTTTTACTGTTTTAGTTGTCATGCTCTTTTTTTATTTTTACGCTTTCTTAGTTTTGCAAAATCAGCAGCATCAATCTTATTTCTATTTCCTGCGATTCTAGCAATCTTCATTTGTTTTTTTGTTAGTCTTTTTCCTGGCATTAGTACATCATTCCTTTTGCTTTTTTAGCTTTCTTAGCTTTTTTATTTTTCTTCTTAGCCATAGGCTTCTTCATTTTTTTTCCGTAATGTCCTGGCATTTTTTATCTCCTTTTTATAGTTTATGTATTTATCAAAACACAATACATCTTTACCATTATGGCAAAAATATTTGTGTTCTAAGTTTATAATCCATCCTCCTGCATCACTCAACAATTCTTTTTTACACCAATCGCAGTAACCACAGATAAATGTCCTATTCTTAGCTTTATTCCAAGTTTTACGCCTCAACTAGCATCTCCATCTTCTTCTTGCTTGTCTTAATCTTGAATTTGGATTTTTAGCTGCTTTTGGAAATCGTTTCATTTGACCTGCTGATCTAGCACAATATGATTTACGCCTTGCTTTCTCTCTTGCAGTTAGTCCACTCTTTTTAGTTACAGCAGTTTTTAGTTTTGATCCTGGGTTTTCTCTTCGGTATCTTGCAACACCAGCTTTAGTCATACCAGCACCAGACTTTGTGGACCTATAATATTTTTTAGTTCTTGGCGGTTGTTTATCTCTTCTGCTCATCTTTCAATCTTAACTATTTTCTTTTGACCCATATAGATTTCGGTAACAGCGTTTACTTTTTTACATTCAAATCTAACTCTTTGTGGATTGACTTCACGCAAAGCAACTCTCTTAGACTTCAGGCATTTGCTTAGACTTTCTTTGTATGTATGCTCAACCATATCATTATTTAGATACATTATCAGAGCTATAACCATTTCCATTTTCTCTTACCTTATCTTTTAATTTTTCTACATCTTCACGCAATCTTTCAATATCCTTTATCATTCTTTGAATATTAACTCCATTGTGCATCATTTCATCTACACGCACTATAGTCTTTTCTAAGTCAGATGCTAGTGATTCTTGTATCAAAAATTGTTCTTGGTCTACAGGTTTTTGATCGGATGCCTTGAGCAAGTCAGATTGCATAAGCTCACGACTTGTCTCTAAAGATGTGAGTCTAGCAGTAAGTTCTGTGTAAGCAAATATACCTGCTGATACAGCTATAATAATACCAATCATGTTTTTTATTGGCATGGCAACAGATGTATTCTCTGATACCTTCATTACATTCCACCTCTATTCTTAGGTTTGTAAGATCTTTTCTTACCTTTGTTCATACTAGACATCTTAGGTCTTTTTCCTATACTAGTTTTTTTTGGAATTCTTTCGTGAGGTACGAATATTTTTAGATTTCTTTTTGCCATATTTTTTACCAGTTTGTTGTGATTTAAGAGTTACTTTAGTTCCAAACTGTTGTGAAAACATTTTAGTTATTTGATTACTCATTGTTATAAAATAATTGCAATAATTAAAATAACAACAGCAACCGCAATAGCTTTCTTATGTTCTGCTACAAAATGTGGTATGTGTTCTTTTAAATTCATTTCTTTCCTCCTTTAAATATTTGAGTACCTTTAATACCATATATAGAAGCTACAACTAAAATCCAGAGATTTGTGAACCATGAAGGTAGCTGCTGGAATTGTTCAAAGAATTGTTTAATTTTTTCTGATGCTCCTGGATCATCACTAAAGACACCCCAAGCGATCACCAAAATTGGCAAAGTTAAAATTACAAGAACTGCCTCGTCTTTCCAGTCTGACTGTCTAGCTTCTAAAAGTTTACCACTGTACTCAAGTTCTCCTTTTGCCATTTTTTCCGCATGTTTAGCTTGAGCATCTGACATCAACATCTTTGTTTCTTGTTTCTTTTTATAGATATGTGTTGCTGCATTTAATCCTAGTTTGAGTGCTGAGAACCACATTATACTAAATCTACTGCCTTTCCTATTATTGGTTTATACTTAGTCTTACCATCTTTTTTAAAACAGTGCAAAAATTGTTTTCTTGGTTGAAAAGGTATGTAGCTACAATGTATCCATCCAGAGTTAGGCTCTCCTGGAGTATAGTATTCGACAATGAGCTGATCATATGGAAGGTTCATTTGTATCCAATCTGCAAGTTCAGCATTGTCAACACCTATTACTTCAAAATCTGCTGCCTCTGCTTTTGCATGTTGTGAATTTACTGAGCTACCTATTGCAAGACAAAGCTCCTCAGATCTAAATCCAGATGTTACTTTTACTCTACCAAATTGATCTCTAACTGGTTGTAATATATTTTCACAAAGTTCTTTTAATTTTTCTATTTGATCTGCATTAGGATTGTTATCTATACCTAATCTAATAGCAGTATCTGATTTAATTAGTTCTTGTAATGTAAAGTTTCTTGATAGTTTCATTAGTATATAATTTTTACCTTTAATCTTTTTTGTTCTTTAGTTGTGTTTCTATTGATAAGACTACCTGTGCTATTTCTTTTATATCCATCTTTACCTTTGTAATCTTGCTTTCTATAATTTTTTGTTTTAACATCATAAGCAGTATACTCACCTGTAGTCATATTTAAAGTAACAATATCTATAGGTCCAAGTCCCCCAAGAGGCAAGAATACAAGGGTGTTTGGATCTTTAGCAAGATTAATTTGAGCTGCAAGCTCATTAATAAGTCCTTTGACTGCTGTCTTTCTTCTAGCCATTCCATTTAAAGAAGCCTATTACAGCTATGACTAAACCTGCTAAAAAAACTAAGACATGAACTGCTCCTTTACCTTTGTTCATATCTTGTCTAAGATCTTTTACATCTTTACGGATTTCTTCTATTGATTTAAATAATGTTTTCATTCTTTCTGCACAGATAGCTTCATGCTTAGATATTCTATGACCTAATGATGCTTGTACCAATTCATCTGCTTTCTTTTTTCTAGGCATTTTCTCCTACCTCTCTGCAATAAAATCTGATTGCAAGTTTTTCACTTTCAATTCTTTCACCATATAATTCTTTAAGTGTATTATGTGAGGACTTATATCCTTGTAAAATACAACTTTCATAATTATTAAATTCTAAAGGCACTACATGACTGTCTGTGCAGTTTGTATTTGTGGAGTTCAAAAAACTACAAACATATAATATTAAAACATATTTCATAATTATTTACCTGTAACTGGTATGGCTGTACTTGTAACCAGCGGATGTTCAGCAATTGCATAAAAAATATATGTTGATCCTGAACCATTGATAGCGGCAGATGTTCCCCTTAACTTGAAGCCATTAGATAAAAAATCTATTGCATCATAATTTCCCTCAACTGCTGTGGTAATGAACAAAGCATTATCCATTTCATTATCTGTATCTCTTTTGGAATCATAGATTCTCCATGAGTTACCTGATGCACTTGACCTTTTTATAAGTACATAAGTAGGTCTAAATCCTGTATATACAAATGTTCCGTTGCTGTTTCCGTTACCAATATAAGATGACATTCGTGAAAACCCTTTTATATTTGTAAAACAATAAGCAATAAAAGTTTGACCACTTCCTACTACTGTGCCTGTGGTAAAAACTGTAGATGTAGGTAAAGTATCATTAAAAACAGTAGTATTATTTGTTCTTGCTCCTGTGCTATGCCATTGTAAAAAATAATCCTCTGGTGCAGATGTATCAACTCCTTTGTGATGTACATACCATGATCCAGCAGAATCTGTTCTTTTAATTACTATATATTCTGGTGCGCTTCCAAGTCCATGTCCGATTGTTGCCGCACTCCCTGTTCCTGTCCATCTCACGATACTAAATCCAGCAGTTATATTTGGTGAAATATTTGTTTGAATACTACCATCAAAATTAGAGAAAGAATTTGTTGTTGGTGTGTTTGCTTGTCCACCCATGCCAGAGTGAACAGAACAATAATAATACAATGTTGGTGCAGAAGCCGCTACTGTGATTTCTGTGTAGGCACCTGATGAACCTGGAGTACCGCTTGTAGTAACCCCAGTTGTGTACTCACTCCCACTTCCATGTGTTCCGTCTGATGTTGTAGAAAATCTTAAAGGGTGTCCAGAGTTTGAACTATCAGACTGGTCAAATCTAAATGTGCCACCCTCTGATAATTCTAATGTAACTCCGCTTGTCCCAAAATTATCAAATCTATATTTGTTACCACTATCTGAAACTACTTTTACTGTGTAAGTTTTTGATGGTGCAGTTCCAGCCGCTTTCCAATTCCATGCTACAAAAGTTGCACTTGAAGCATTGACTCTTGTTATATTTGTACTTCCTTGTGTTACTTGAAATCCATCTGTTTCAAAATCACTTACATAACCATATTGATTATTTGTAGCCTCTGCTGAATTGTCATCTGATATTATTTGTTTCCCATCACCTCTAACAACATCATATAAAACATTGGGTGTAGTTCCACTTCGTTTTTTTATCCAAACCCAGTCTGGTTGAAATCCAACTCCTGTAATACTTTTAGGACTTGTGCCATCTCCAGTATAAAGGATTGTATTAAAATGATCTGAGGGTTTATCTAATCCATTAGTATAAGACATTATCCATGCTCCGCTAAGTTTTTAGTACATAATGCAAAATAACCTGATGGCACTGTATATTCAAAATTACCATGACCATTAGCATCTGCATTACCTGATGATATTGAATATATTTCATTTCCAAAGTTAGATTGTGTATTACTATTTGAAGATGTACCACCTTTAGATAAAGGTAGCCAAATAGAACTCATATCAATTCCAGAAAAAGCAGAATTAGTTGTAGTTCCATTTTCTATTTCAGTCTGTGTTGCACTATTTGACCAAGTTCCATTTACACCAAACCAAAGAGTTCCATTGTCTGCATCAAAGGCGACCATAACTGTATCTCCGCTAGATAAAGCAGAAGCATAACTACTAGCAGATCCAGATGTATTATAAATTTGTCCTGTTTGTCTTAACAGATAACCATTTATATCTGTGTTAGTTGCGGCTGATGCGAAACCTATTCCTGTATAAACATTAGAACCAAAAGTTACTTTCACTTCCCAATACCATTTTCCAGCTTGAACTCCTAAAGTTCCATAGCTAAATGTATTGACTCCAGCCGCATAAACAACTTTTAAATTACCCTCTGAATAAGTTGGAACTGTTTGACCTGATCTATATGATAAAGGATTTTGTGTACACCAATTGTTAGTACAAGTATCTTCATTTTGGTCTATGCTAGTTAAATTATTAACAGTAAAATCATTATTGTTTCCTGATACATCATTTCCTAAAGCAGAGCTATCTTCAAAGTCTAAATAAAATCCATTTGTACCAAAGGTCAAACCAGATACATCTATTGGTTTCCATATTCCTGTGTCAGCATCAAACTCTCCAAAATTATCAGGTAAAAGTGCTTGTGAATCAATAAAAACTACTTCACACATATAACCATCAAAAAATAAAGATGCGTAACTGCTATCTCCAGCAACAAGTAAATCATGTGAAGAATTATTAATAACTCCATCAATATTTAAAGATGGATTTGTATTTACTCCAAGATCAGTTTCTCTTGTTCCATTAATATACAATCTAATTCTATCATCAGCTGTTGAATCTGTTGTATCCCAAATTAAACATATGTGATACCATGCAGATGTGTCTCTGAAAACTCTATTAGTTCTTATACCTACATTATTAGACGCACCACCACCCTCATATTGTGAATAATATAATCTTTCAGATGTATCAAAGTATAAACTACCTTTTGCTAAACTTGTATATGGTGTTCCAAATAAATCTGCAGTTGCACCAGGTAAATTTCCTCTTTTAATCCATGCACTCCAAGTCCATGTTTTTCTATTTCCTGATGAACTAATACTTTTTGATAGTTTAGAAGAACTTCCTCTATCAAACCTACATGAGTTTGCTACTTCATATTGTCCAGCTAATGCAGATCCTACATTTCCTGTTGCAATAGTTGGTAACATTTAGATCTCCTCTGGAAATTCAGGTAAAGGTCTTGTTGTAGTTCCGTCTGATTGTTCTGTGTATTCGTATAATGCTTTTAGTTCATCAACAGTTGTGCAGTTATCAATCATAGTTTCCATCTCATTTGATTTTGCTCTAACATCTGATCTAAAAGTTGTAATGTTTGATGGTACAGAATAATCTTCTACTTCTGTTGCTTTTACTACATACCAATCAGTTGGTGAAAGTAATCCTGACGCTTGTTGTTTTACAATATCTTTTTTTTGTGATTTTAAACCTTTGATAATTACAACTGGGTCTAATTCATTACCATCTTCATCTGTTGCATTTTTATCATCTAAATCTTTTGCAGTTGCAGTTCCCCAAGATTCTGTAACCTGACCATCTGCAAATGTATAAGTTGAGTTTGTGTTATTATAATACTCTGGGTCTTTATAGTTTGTTGCATCAACAACAACTTCATATAAACCTATTGCTTGTTTTTCTGATTGTGACCATAACTGAAATATTTTAGCTGGGTATCTTACATCTCCAACTACAATAGATTTAGGTTGGTTAATAAATTGTGTAATATTGTTATCTTCTACTAATGCGTACATATTTTAACTCTCACTTAAATTTAATGTTCTACCTA